ACTATTCCTAAAGAGAAGTTTGAGTTTGAAAGTATACACGCAAGTTTAGGTCCAGTTATTGGTGAAATATCAGCAAAAGAATTACAAGATAAAGGTGTGTTATCACAATGCCACGTAAACATTGTACAACTTATTGATACAGTAGCACACAGAGGCTATCAAGAAGAACTAAAATATCTAGTTACAAATCAAGACAGAATAAATTATTTAGGCAAATTATTAAACACAGTAAAAGAATCAGGCAACACTCTAATACTTGTAGATAGGATTAGCGCAGGCGAAATGCTACAAGAACTTATTCCAGGATCAGTCTTTGTAAAAGGAGACGTAAAACTGAAGGATAGAAAAGATGCGTATGACGAAATCAACGAAGGAACTAATCACGTGGTTATTGCCACTTATGGTGTCGCTGCTGTTGGTATTAACATTCCTCGCATTTTCAATCTTGTTCTTATTGAGCCCGGAAAAAGTTTTGTTAGAGTTATTCAAAGTATAGGTAGAGGCGTTAGAAAGGCAAAGGACAAAGACTTCGTTCAAATATGGGATCTTACAAGCACTTGTAAGTTTGCGAAGCGGCACCTTACCCAACGTAAAAAGTTTTATAAGGAAGCTCAATACCCATTCACAATAGAAAAAGTGGATTGGAAATAAATGAGAATATTAACATTAGAAAACAAAAGTTTTTCACTAAGTAAATTACCTGAAATTGTAGAAGATGATTTGAGATTTGCTGTACTAGATAACAGTGATCCTAGCGATCCAGATTTTTTCTTCAACCCGTTGATCTTCCTAGAATCGTTTAATTCGCCTGCGATAGTAATGGAAATTTCAGGCAATGAAATTACAATGCCATTAGATTGGTGTGTAGCTGTAGGTTGTAGTCAAGCTGGTAGTGATTTAGAAGTACTACCATTAACAAGTTTAAATGAACGTGGATTTGAATCCTTTTTGTTTAACCCATTAACTAGCACACATCCACAATTTGGCAAAATTGAAATTACTAATTTTTACAATGATGTAAAATGGTACTTTCCAAAAATGCGAAATGGTCACTTACTAAGCATACCTATTACAGAAAACAATAATTCGTTGTGTGCTTTTTTTGTAAAAGATATTAATAGACAAAGTGAAGTAATAGATTTTGGAAAATTATTATAGGAGAATAATATGAAAGCAGGAAAAATCTGGGGTCAAACAGAATTGATCCATGCGAACGGTGTGTTAGAATTTCACCGCATCGAATACAAAGAAGGATATAAATGTTCAGAACATGAGCATCAATTTAAATGGAACGGCTTTTTTGTTGAGTCAGGAAAGATGCTTGTTCGTGTTTGGCAAGATGATCAAGGACTAGTAGACGAGACAATTTTAGAAGCAGGCGACTTTACACAAGTTAAACCAGGTAAAGTACACCAGTTTGAAGGACTAGAAGATGGTGTAGCATTTGAATTATACTGGGCAGAATTTAACCACGATGATATCGTAAGACGCACAAGTGGCACTGAGGTTTGAATTTGTAACAACAATGGATCAACATTATTACGATAACGTTGGTCAAATTATGCTGAATAGCTATATAAAACATTCTCCAAGTAATTGTAGAATAAATTTTTATGCTGAAAATGTTAAGTTTGAGTTTACAAAAACAGACAAACTTAAAATATATGATTGGAACTATGTTGTAAAGCCTTTATGGAAACAGTTTAAATCTGAAATTCCTAAAGAAATAAAGTTTGCGAAAAAAGGTTATACGTTCTTACACGCATTAGAAAACATTGACACTGATTATTTAATTTGGTCTGATGCTGATATTTTATATCTTAAAGATTTTAACACAAGTTTAATTACAGACTTGTGTCCAAAAAAATACTGTGTTGCTTTATTCAGTCATGATTATCTAGGCGAATTGTATAGTTCAGAGTCAGGCTTTGTAATTGTAAATAAAAATCATAAAGATTTTACAAAATTTGTTAACCTATACAAATCGTCATATGTAAATAAACCTAAAGAAATACAAAAATGGTACGACGGACAAGTGTGTATGTTTTCTGCTAGTCATGTTAAGTATAACGATTTGTCACAATTAAGTAATGATAAAAATACACATACACCGTTAAATACCTCTATGTTAAATGAATACATGCTACACGAAAAGGGACCTATAAAGAAAAGGTTGCCTCTTACTTATTTTGAAAGGTACTTATAATGTTAGGTATTTACGGTGATAGCTACGCTGAACCCGGAGGATATTCGTGGATAGATTATCTTGACAAAAATTTCAAATGTTTTAGCAAAGGCGGTAGCAGTATAGATTATTCCTATTACAAATTTTGCGAAACACAGAAACAATTTGACGAAATAATTTTTGTTGTAAGTAGTTTTGACAGAGGAAGTTTGTTTACACTAGAAGAAAATAAACCTGTCCATTTAGCATTTTATCAAAATGCGGATATAGAAGATTTAAAATTTTCTAACACTGATAAAATGGATAGGAATGAACGTAAAGTATACAAAAAATACTATAATAAAATCTGGCCAATAGTTAATAATGAAATAAAAAAATTAAAATTATTTGACAGCAATATAATGTATCACAATGCTTATATTGACAGTATAAAATTTCAACGTCCAGACGCACACATAATTTATGCCTTTCCATTTCCAAATCGTAGTGATGTAGGAATGATAAACATCAGTCAGTTAGATTGGAATGCTCTAAATCTTTCAGAACACGATGACTTTAGATGCTGCCATATGAGTAACAAACAAAATCAAGAATTTGCTTATTATATGAAACAACATATAAAAGGAGAAATCGATATTCATAATACTATGATATCTCCAGAACAACATTATACAAAAAGCACAACAATTAAGCAAGCAGGTTGGAAAGAAGACATAAGATGAAGTTAGGTGTGTTTGGAGATAGTTATTCTTTAGATGGAGAAAAATCTTGGGTAGGTATACTCAATGAGCAACTAAAAAGCGATATGTCTAACTATAGCGTAGGAGGTAGTAGCTTTGATTATTCGTATTTCCAATTTAGAAAATATAATCAATATTTTGACAAAATAATTTTTATAGTAACAAGTATAAATCGAGGAAGTATTTTTACATTAGAAGATAATAATCCAAAGCATTTAGCATTTTACCAAAATATAGATTTAAAATCTTTAAGATCTTTAAACAGACAAACTAAAAGTAGAATTGATGATAGATTATTAAAAATAGTAAAGAGTGAAATTATAAAAAATACATATTATGAAAGTAACATCATTTATCATTTGAGTTACTTAGACAGCATTAAATATCATCGTCCAGATGCTAATATAATTTTTGCTTTTGATTTTCCAACGGTTAGTCAAGGGTGTATGCGTAATATAAGTATGTTAGATTGTAATAAGTTACGATTACCTGAATATCAAAATGATAGAGTTTGTCATATGAGTAACAAACAAAATCAAGAATTTGCTAATTATATGAAACGCCATATTGAAACAGATTTTGACGTTCATAGTACATTTGTTCAACCTAATCAATTTTATACTGTTTCACAAAGTAAAGAGGATGCTAATTGGTCATGAAAATATTAGTCACCGGACATAAAGGATTCATAGGCAGTCATTATTACAACTATGTAAAGGATACATATGATGTAATTGGTTACGATCAAAAAGATGGTTTTGAAAGTGATTTAAAATGTTCTGACGTGGCTAACCAATTGCCTGACACTGATGTAGTTGTTCATCTAGCAGCAACCAACGGCACTAAATTATTCTATCAACATCCAACAGATGTTTGTATCAACAACACACTGCCAACTATAAACTTAATAAAACGCTATCACAGCACAAAAACTAAGTTCATATTTGCCAGCACTTGTGAAATATTCAACAGCACAATTGATAACGGATACTATCATGTGCCCACAGACGAATCAGTGCCTGTGATGTATAATGACATTACAAACCCACGTTGGAGTTATAGCATACCAAAAGCACTTGGTGAAAACTTGGTAGCAAATAGTGGTTTAGAATATCTTATCATACGCTACTTTAACGTGTATGGACCAGGACAAATTGATCACTTTGTAAATGAGTTTGTAGAACGTTGTAAGCAAGGTGAATACTATATTAATGGTGACGATACACGTAGTTTCTGTTATGTAGACGATGCTGTTCGTATGACAGATATACTAATAAAAACTGCTAGTAACACTACCGTGAATGTAGGACAAGACGTAGAAACACGTATAAGTATTGTAGCAAAACTCATAATGGGTTATATGGGTATTAATCCAGATAGACTGGAAATACGTTCTGGTCCTGTAGGCAGCGCAACACGTAGATGTCCTGATACTACATTGGTACAAACACTTACAGGATTTACAGATTATACACCTTTAGAAGTAGGACTAAAAAAGACATTGGAAAGTTTATTATGAAAATAGGTATTATTGGAATGGGCGTTGTAGGAAACGCAAACGCTACAGGGTTTAGATTACTTGAACACGAAGTATTTGAACACGATATTAAATTTGATACTGAACTAAAAGATGTAGCAGATACAGAAGTAGTGTTTTTATGCTTGCCTACTCCAGAAGTAAACGGCGCTTGTGATACTAGTGTTATCGAGGGTGTGCTACAAGACTTAATACAAATTAACTACGGAGGTGTTGTTTGTATTCGCAGCACAGTTGAACCAGGATTTACTGAACGCATGATTGACGAATATCCATCACTTACAATCTGTTGTGCTCCAGAGTTTTTGCGTGAAAGAGCAGCAGCAGACGACTTTATCAACAATCACGAACTGTTGGCAATTGGAACAGACGATCCGTATGTGTACAAAAAGATTGTGGAAGCACATGGACATTTACCCAAAGCAGTTAAGCAACTGGCGCCTACAGAAGCTGAAATATTAAAATACTTTAACAATTCATATGCGGCATTGCGTATTGTGTTTGCTAATGTATTTTACGAACTATGTGAAAAGTTTGAATGTGATTACTCACAAGTAAAAGATGCGTATGTTCAAACAGGCAAAACCAAAAATATTTACTTGGATGTAAACAACAGATTGCGTGGTTACGGCGGTATGTGCTTGCCAAAAGATGTAGCAGCACTAGCACACACTCTAAAACAAAATGACCTGGAGTTTGATATAATTGATAGCATTAAGAACGATAATGAAAAATTAAAAACTACAACATTTTCGGGTATGCGTAAATGATAATTGATTCGCCTCCTAAGACAGATTTAGCACATGAAAGTTTGATATATGAACGTGCCAATGGTGTGGTATATGCTAGATTTAGAGATGAGCCTAAAAAGACTACATATAACGGACGTTGGGTTATAGGAGGAGATCCTGAAGCAGTTAACGAAGCACTAGGAATAGTCAGTTATGATCAATGGAAAGAGTTGTTTGCTCTAGCAGATGAATATCCTACATTAAAAAAACAACTTGACAAAACACTAAATCTGTATTATATTATAAAAGATGGATAATAAACTTACAATCATAGCTGGCCCTTGTCAGCACGAAGGTTTACAGCACAGTATGGAAATAGCCACTGTGTGTAAACGTATTTGCGATCAATACGGCATGAACTACTATTTCAAGGCCAGCTTTGATAAAGCAAATCGCACTAGTATGTCAGGTGAACGTGGTGTAGGTATTGATGACACACTTCCGCACTTTCAAAAGATGAAAGCAGCAGGATTTAAAATACTTACAGATGTTCACACTGTAGGACAGATAAACAGATGTAAAGGTGTAGTAGATATACTACAAATACCTGCTTTCTTGTGTAGACAAACTGACTTGATTGTTGAAGCATGTAAGACAGATTGTATTGTAAACATTAAAAAAGGACAGTTCCTAGCACCTTGGGACGTCAAAGGTATATTAAGTAAAACAGAAGGTGCTAAAGAAGTTTGGATTACAGAGAGAGGTACAAGTTTTGGATACAACACACTCGTTGTCGACTATACCGGTTTATGCTATATGCTTAATAATTACAGCAACCCTATTGTTTTTGATGCTACCCATAGTGTCCAGAAGCCTGGTGGGCAAGGTGGTAGTAGCGGCGGCAATCGTGATTATGTATCTCCTCTCAGTAGAGGAGCTGCGGCACTGGGTATCCGTCACTTCTTTTTAGAAGTCCATCCTGACCCGGATAACGCACCCAGCGACGGACCTAACATGGTAAAACTCGCAGACTTCGAAAGTGTAATAAAGGACATACATGACTACAGCTATACTAATACCCGCTAGACTAAACGCCACAAGATTACCACGTAAAATGCTTTGTCCACTTAACGGAGTGCCACTGATACAACGTGTGTATGATAGATGCGTTGAGACTGGCTTAGATACATACGTATTGGCTGACAGCGAAGAAGTAATGGCACTGTTTGGTGATCATGCTATAATGACAGACTATAGACTGGCAAACGGCACCGACAGATGTATGAGTGTTATTGATGAAGTGTTACAATATGATAAGTACATTAATGTCCAAGGAGACATGCCGGATATTACACCTGAAATTATTCGTGCTGTAGAAGGCGCATTACAACACAGCGATGTAGCAACTGCTTACACACCGATGGATTTTAACTTGCGTTCTGATCCAAACAGTGTTAAAATGATACACAGCAGAGGTAGAGCTCATTGGTTCTTACGTGCTAGTTTAGAATACGGAGATCATCATTTGGGTGTATATGGATACAACAGAGAGTCAAAAATTGTGTATACAACAAGCACAAAGTTTCCAGAAGAAGATATTGAAAAACTAGAACAGCTACGTTGGATACAAAACGGACAAAAAATTGGTGTAGTAGAAGTAGAGTTTGATGGTATTGAAATTAACTCTCCAGAAGATGTAGTGAAGTGGCACAAACAAAATGCCTAACAAAGAATTAGACTTGTTCAAAGAACTTATTCCAAGCATTGATATGGGCTTCAAAGAACTGTATGATGCTGCTGGAGAAGATGGCAAAAAAGATATTAAAGGCGATTTGTGGAACTTAAACCGTTACATTAGCAGTGTAAAAGGCAACTTTGAAAAAACAGCATTAGCAGTATTTAAAGTTAATGAATATTATAATAAAAACTGGAATGTGCTTGGTGGAACTAATCATGTTAAGTTACAATGGCAATTGTTATGTGTTGCTGGTAAGACAGGAAAGAAACAATTTCATCCTTGGATAGGGCTGAAGAAAAAGAAAGACGATAGTAGCAAAACTGTTAAACTATTGTCACAAATATATCCAGATATGAAAATGGACGAGGTAGAAACACTTGCTAGAATATCTACAAAAAAAGAAATCAAAGAGCTTGCTGAGCAACATGGATTTGACAAAATCAACATCTAAACACACATGCGAATACTGTGGAAAAAGTTATGTAAAAGAAAGCACATTGTTAGCCCATATGTGCGAAACAAAAAGACGTTGGTTACAAAAAGATGAAAAACGTGTACAACTTGGAATGTATGCTTTTCAAAGATTCTATACATTAAGCGCAGGACATAAGAAAGAAAAGACATATGAAGACTTTGTTAAGTCATCGTTTTACAATGCTTTTGTTAAGTTTGGCAGTTTTATTAATAATGTTAGGCCTTTATATCCTGACAAGTATATTGACTATGTTGTAACAAGCAATGTAAAACTTGATCATTGGTGTCGAGAAACTATGTATGAAAAATATGCTATCGAACTAATTCGCAAAGAAGGAGTTGAAACAGCATTAGAACGAAGTATAAAAACAATGGTAACTTGGGCAAAAGAAAATAATAGTATATACAGTCATTATTTTCTCTACGCAAGTACAAATAGAATTACTTGGGATATAAAAGATGGTAAAATATCACCGTGGTTAGTTTTCAATTGTGATTCAGGTAAACAAGTATTAAATAATTTTAATGACGAGCAGTTAACAATGTTAAACGCTGTATTAGATCCAAGTCATTGGGCAATGCGTTTTAAAAGACAAACAAAAGATGTAGAACTTGTTAAACAAATAGCAAAAGAAGCAAAGTTATGAAAATATTAATTTTTGGATTACCTGGAAGTGGAAAAACTACATTAGCAAAGCCATTTGCTGAACTTATTGGCGGGGTTCATATTAATGCTGACAATGTTAGAAATCAATATAATGATTGGGACTTTACACCAGAAGGTCGTATGCGACAAGCGGCACGTATGCGCTACTTAGCAGACGGTGTAGTAATGGCAGGTAAAGTTGCTATAGCAGATTTTGTGTGCCCAACCGAACAAGCCCGATTAGAATTTAATCCAGACTTTACAGTTTGGATGGATACTATCAAGGAAGGACGGTTTGAAGATACAAATAAAATGTTCGTAAAGCCTCCGCATTGTGATTACCACGTAGCACAATGGTTTGAAGATACTCATACACAATTAATGCCTGTTGTAGCAACTTGGATGGAGAGAAATAATGTTTAATCGATTTAAACCAACTACACAAATGCTAGGACGTTGGCAACCGTGGCATGCTGGACATACAGAATTGTTTAAACGTGCTTTAGCAGAAACAGGACAAGTGTGTATTCAAATTAGAACAGTGCCACAAGATACAGATGCTTCCGGCGGACGTACAATGGTACAGGATGATAATCCTTTTATTGTTACAGACGTTGAAGAAAATATTAAAAAAGAATTAGCAAAAGAAGGCTTTACATATCAAAAAGAATATATTATAATGATAGTGCCCAACATTGTGGATATTAGTTATGGTCGTGGTGTAGGTTATACATTTACAGAACACGACTTGGGTAAAGATATACATGATATTAGTGCTACAAAAATTAGAGCAGAAATGAGAGAGGAAGGCAAACTTGCCTGATATTGATATAGACTTTGCTGATAGAAACAAGGTGTTACATTTAATCGAACATCGTGTGGCAAAACTAGATACAGGTAAAAAACACAACACTGGTGTATACGTTACAGAGTGTCCGCATAATCCTGTGGACAACTTATCTACTATTGATTATAAAACTGCTGAAGACAGAGGCTATTTTAAACTAGATTTTTTAAATGTTAGCATGTACAACGATGTAAAAGATGAAGCACATTTACAACAATTAATGGAGAAGGAACCACAATGGGACTTACTGGAGCACAACGATTTTACCGACTTGCTGTTTCACGTCAGCGGACATGGAGAGATACTAAGAAAGCTCAAGCCAACATCGGTAGAACAACTAGCAGCAGTGTTAGCGATAATACGGCCTGCGAAGAGGCATCTTGTCAACGAAACTTGGCAAACGATACTAACAGAAGTTTGGATTAAGCCAGAAGACGGTAGCTATTACTTTAAGAAGGCACATGCTTTTGCTTATGCTGTAAGTGTTGTAGTACACATGAATTTAATTTGCGAACAATTATTTGATAGTAGTTCGTCTTAGCAATTGAACACTTTTACGCTTTATTCGTTTTACAGCTAGATTATTAACATTCACACAAGGTCCTATTACAACCTTAACATTTTTACTATTCATAGTTATTAATGTATACGATAATGCTTCCATTTCTTTTTTAAGAAAAATGTTAATTGGAATCATTCTATTTGATTCCCACCACCAAATTTCTCCTAAATCCACTAGCAATTTTTTATGCTCAGTTGACTTACAATCAGTGTATACAAACATACTTGTAACTGTCTGATCTTGATTAGAAATTATTCCAACATATTCGTGCCCGCCGTAGGCAACAACACTAATATATGGATACTGATCTTCTATTTCTTTTAATAACATGCCGATAAATACTTATACAAAAAAGGATCCCCAATGCAACTAATACCTAGATATTTAGTCGAAAACAAAGTTGATGTAATCGCTAACGATTCTGGGTTAACCGTGGAGTATAGACCAGTGTATAGTAGACAATTAAAAATTTATAGAGGTATAGATAATACAATTCAATTTAGATATTTAAACGCAGATCAAAAACCAGTACTAGTGACAGAGACACCGTACATAGTAATTTTTGATGAAAATGACAGCAAAGTTTTAGAACGTGCTTGTACAGTTCAAGACGATGGTGCTACTGCTACACTTAAAGGATTATTTAAAGTTGATATAACCGAAAACGATTTATTAAACTTAGATCAACAATATTTGAATTACAGTATATACATGTCAGATGGTAATAGTAACTCAGTCACTTATGCCAATAGAAATTTTGATAGTGCTGGTACAATTTATTTAGATGGCCGTACATATCCTGGTCCAAAGAAAAGTGTAACTATAACAAACTTTATTGAAAACAATAGCTTATGGTATGCTGGTAGTGATGATGCCAATAAAATAACTGCGCATCCTGGATTAAATGGAAATGATGCGTTACATACTTTAGTTATGTACACTAGCTCGTACATAGGTAATATTGAAATACAAGGTACATTGGATAATCAAATTACAGGTAACAATGAATGGGATACTATAGAAACAGTAACTTTTGATGGTAGTGAAACTGAACCTGTGTTTGCTAATGTAACTGGTGTGTTTAGTTATTTGCGTTTAAAAGCCACAGCAAATCCTACAGACAAAGTCACAAAGGTGCTAATCAGGAATTAAGGTAAATACAGTATGGCCGTAAATAGTACAACAATTTTATCATTACAATCACATCCAGGCGACAGTAGTGCTCAGTCTGTAGAAGGTGAAAAATATAAAGGTGATGGATATTACAGTAGAGCAGATGGATTACACACTGTTCAAATTAGTCTATCAGATTTTGTAGGAACCATTGAAATTCAAGGATCGTTAGAAACTAATCCTGGCGACACAGATTGGTTCAACATTAAATTAGGTACTGAGAAAACAGTTGACACTACAGGTAAATTTGTAAATTCAACCGTGAGCGAAATTACACACGTAGCGCAGGAAACTAGTGCTGAAATATACAATTTTATTGGTAACTTTGTTTGGGTTAGAGCAATGGCGTCAGACTGGACTGAAGGCAATATAAACAGTATAAAATTGAATCATTAGGTGGGCAAATGGCAAAGCAGACAATAAACATTGGATCAGGTGAATTAACAGGAGACGGCGAAAGTTTACGTGCTGCCTTTAAAAAAATCAACGAAAACTTTGATGAAAACTACGCTAGTCTTGCTGACCTTACAGCAGGTAATTATGAAGGGCAATTTAAAGGATCTGTTTTTGGTGACGATAGTTCTCTCTTAATTGACGGACCAAACAACACTTTTAACTTTGATGGTACAATCAAAGGCGATATTGTTCCAGCATTAGATTCTGAATATGATCTTGGTAGTCCTTCTCGTAGATGGAAAGATTTGTTTTTGTCAGGAACCACACTTGACTTAGGTGGCTTAAAACTTAGATACAGAAACAACGGATTACAAATTGGTATTGATATACTAGGTGGTGAATCTCCAGACTTGTTTAATTCAGGTGTTAACAGCAGTGTATGGAAACCAGCAGGATCTGTTCCAGCTTATGTTATATGGGACGAAGACGGTAATTATGTCAAAGATAATGATGTTATATCAGACACAGCCTACATAGAAATTAGCTTCAATCAATCTAGAGATACTATTGGATTTAAAGATGCTGTTCTAGCAGTTAAATCGGGCAATGGACACAGTTTGGTTGATCCTGAACAATACAACGGAACAGCTTATACTAATGTGTTGCGTAGACCACCATACGAAGTGACTCATGCCGGCGATCCAATTTTCTCTCCAAGAAAAGGTAATTATGCTCCGGGTGATCCAATACCACAAAGCGAAGAGTATGGCGTAATTATTATTCCTGTTACAGAAAGTCCTGTCGAAGCAGGTGTTATATCAGGAACACAAACATATACGTATCAAGGTCAAACTTACTTTATTACAGATATGTACATATACGCTCATGCGTTTCCAGTTGAAGCACCTTTACAAGGTGACAGTTCGTATAATGCTGCTAGTGGTGACAGCTGGACAGAAGAAGGCGGAGCACCAACCAGTGTATCAGATGCTATTGATGCTCTAGCAGCAAGAACTCCACCAGAAGAAGCAATTATTCCAGCAGAGAATGTTCAAGGCGGATTGTTTGATTTAACTGGAGATGACAGTACCACAAGAACAGTGACTCAAGGTAGCACAGTACAAATTATTGGCGGTGATAGAATAACTACCGCTAGTGATGCTGATGGAAACATAGTTGTTAACACAACCGATCTACACATTAATGTTGCTACCGATGATTCAACAATTGTACAAATTGGCATGGACGATACTCTACAAATTCTAGGTGGCAACAATGTTGATACCACTATAGATGCTGACGGTATTGTTACTGTTGCGCTACCGTCTACTATCTCAGGATCGTTTGAAGGCAGTATTAGAGGTGACGTTATAGGTAGTGTGTTTGCTGACGACAGTTCTGTTATAATTGACGGTGTATCAGGAAAACTGTACGGTTCACTAACTGGTGATGTTATTGGTAGTGTATTCTCCGATGATAGTTCATTATTAGTAGACGGTATTGATAGAATCTTCTATGGCGACTTACACGGTTCAGTATTTGCTCAAGACAGCACACTGATGATAAACGCTGAAGACGGCACAATTGATGCGAGTTTGTTGGTAGGAACATTACCAGCATTAGATGGCAGTGCTCTTACAGGTGTAAGTGGTGGCGGTGGTGGCACTGGTGATATACAAGGTTCAGTATTTGGAGATGATTCAACACTATTAGTAGACGGTGTGAATAGCACAATAAACTCATCAGCACTTACTAAACCTATTGACCTTGACGACGGTGAGGAAGTTAGGTTTGGCACTGACAATGATATGCTGATATATCACAGTGGCGTAACAGGTGTGATCAAAAACACCACAGGCACTCTAGTCTTACAAGGTGGCACAGTTAGAATACAAGATGGCGGACTGGCACAGACAGCCTTTTCTGCCTCCAACGGTATTGCTACACTTTATCACTTAAACTCAACAAAATTGGAAACAACCACAGATGGTGTTGCTGTTACAGGTAGGATAACAGGACTTACAGATCCAACTGCGGCACAAGATGCGGCAACCAAAGCATATGTAGATGCTAATGCAGGTGGTTCAGGACTACAAAGCAGAAGCACAGCAACAGGCAATACTAATAGTTTGGCAGATGCCGCTGAAGCAGACTTGGACATCACAGGATTCAAATCATACGCACTACTCACTATCACAACAGATAGAGCGGCTCGTGTGAGATTGTATGTTAGTGCCGCAACAAGAACAGCAGACGCAAGCAGAGCCGAAGGTGTTGATCCTACTTCAGACGCAGGACTAATAGCAGAAGTTATTACAACAGGTTCTGAAACAGTTACTATAAGCCCGGGTGCTTATGGATTCAACTTGGAAAGCACACCAACAACAACTATACCTTGTAGGGTCACAAATAAGAGCGGTGGCACCGCCACAGTGCAGGTAACTCTAAACATACTACAACTGGAGGCGTAATATGGAGTTATTCCAAGTCACACTCAAACGTGGTGAAGACATACAAGCGTTTTATGACGATATGGAAACACCAGGTGGTGCTCTACACATTCCAGATAGGAGTGTTGCTTGTGAGGACAGACGACCAACTTCAAGAACCACAGGCTATATGCTCACAATGGAAGAAGCACAAATGGTTGCGGCTGACGAACGTGTTCAACAGGTAATGCCACAATCAGTTTTAGATAGAGATATCACAATCACAGAATCAACTTACACAGGTAGATTTGACAAAAGCCCTGCTGGTCTTGCCACAGGGGCGGCAACATTCACAAGAGCAGACGGCACAGGTCCAGCAATAAACTATTCGGTTAGCCACAGAAGTTGGGGACTATTGAGACACATAGAAAGCACCAACAGATCAGGTTGGGGTAGTGATGCTACAGGTTCAGATAGATATGTTGATACCAGCGTGACATATTCAGCAAGTGGTAAGAATGTGGATGTGATCATAGTAGACCAGCACACTTGGTATGACCACGAAGATTTTTTTAGTAG